TTGCATCGGTAATAGAGGCTATCTGGTACTCCTGATCTAGCACCGCAGCAGTAATATTGCCGCCCAGTGTTACAGCCCCAGAAAAAGTTACAAAGTCGTTAACTACAGCACCGTGGTTAGTGTTAGTAACAGTCAGCGTTGAAGAGCCATTAACAGCCGCAAAGGTTACCGCTCCAGCAAGCGTAGTAGTTCTTATCGGGGTGACATCGTTATAACCAGCACCCAGATTTATATAAAACTTCAGGTTGGTTCCAATTCCCAGATAGTCAATAGCCGACTGAGCTACCCAGTCTAGCAAAGAGCGACATACGCCCAAGAATGCGTTAGCTGAATACTTTGCCCATCCGCCTATCTGTTCAGGTCTGCCCTTACGAAAGCGGATTTTGTCAGAGTCATACCAACCACTACCAGCAGTTAGCTGGGTTCCTTCCTTGTCTATTCCGGGCTTGAATTCGTACTTAACTAGCATCTACTACTACCCTTGACCTGTTAACAAGATGAGCTGCCTGAATATCTCTTTTGTTTTGACCAGTATATTCAACAGCGTGATGATGTTTTAAAAGTTCTTTACACAACCATTTCTTGCCCACTTTAAAATCCCCAAGGTATCTGCCGTATTTGCCTTTTTCATGGGTTCTCAAAATGACCTTTGTACCTACTGGCATAAAGGCTTCTACAAACTTTTTAGCTAAAAGCCCGAATTTCTTTTCTGTTTTGTCACGGGTACGAGATTCGGGAGTATCAACTCCAAACAAACGAATGCGACCACTACTCCCACGAATAACGACATTCCAACCAAGATCAACATCAACATCGACAGTATCTCCATCAACGATTTTTACAACAGTGGCCTTGTACTCATACATAGGTATTTGTCTTAATCATATCAGTTACTTCCAAGGCTCGACCTTTTACTTGTTTTGCCCACAAACTGTCCAAAAACTCGACAGAAGCTTTTGAATGATTACCTGTTTCCATGTGAGCGAGAGCCTTCTTAAATTTAGCAAACCGCACTCTGCCTAGATTAAAGTGCATATTGATGATTCCGTCACGCCTTGCGCCTTCTTCCAGATCATTAAACCACGGGTATTCCTTGGCTAATTCCTCGATTGTTCGGGCTACGTCATTGCTGAGCATATAGTCTATTTCTGTGTCGCTTATACCCATGCCTTTGTTAGGGCCATCAGGGTGGATATTCCGTCCCGCACCAATGTGCCAAGTACCAAACTGATCCTTATACGCATGGTTTTTAACGCCTTCATGACGCTTGAGTTGTGCAATTAACTTGTCCATCTTAATTTCCATTATGACTGCTTCCGAAATAGAAACTGGCAATGCCACTAACAAGGCCACCAAGATAACCAAGAACGAGGTTGACAATAGCATCGTCATTGCTTTCAGGAGCTTGTAGCGTAACCATAAATATATACGCCAAAAACCCAACCATTGCCAAAATTGCAATAAGCTTGGGCGTAGGGTCTTTAGCAAAAGTCTTTCTTGCGTCTTGCCTATCTTCCGTTTCAAGTCGAAACCCCTCGATATTCGCAGTGAGCTTTTTTATCTCTAATTCTGCGTCTTGCAGCACTTCGGCCTTTTCTGGCTCATTCTCAACCACTTCTTCAATCTGTTCTATGCTGGAGTTTTCTGGCATTCCTAGCTTTTTAGCTGCCAGCTTAATTGCCATTCCCGCAATAGGATTGCTGCTGGTTACTGTTTTAAGTAACGTAGGAGCCAATGCTCCTAGTAAACCTTTAAGTTTCATAAAAGATTAACCATAACTTGATAAGAGCTTCCACATTACTAACCACTTTTGTCAGTTGCTTCAGCCTCTTCCTCCTCGACAATTTCGTCAATAGTATCGCAAACATCAGGAACCGCTATGCCAGTTGTAACTTCAGTAGCTACACGACCTACAGCTCTAATACCTTTATAGACTCCAGAGCAATACAATTCTTTATTTGCAATCATTTCTTCTGAAACTGTGCAAGAGCTTAGCCCTACTAACCCCGCTAATAATAAATTACGCATTTTGAGATTTTCCCCGTGATAAAAATTTTAACAGCCTCTTCTTGTACCCCGGCATAAAATGGTCAGATATGGCTTCTTTTTTAGCGCTCATAAAATCCCGCCTCTTTAGCTCTGAGGGAGGATCAACGAAGTCATCGCCATTGTTAGCATGGAATATGATGCTTTGACTGACGCTAGGGCCGTAGCAAAGCCTAGGAATCCGCGCAACCAAGTCACTTCCTGACACCACAGACACCTGATCGTTTAGTTTCATTGGACGCTTAAAACCTTTGAAGAAAGTATTAGGCTTGCCAAAGGTAACCAACGATAACTGCGTGTGTTTCTTGTGTATTTTTGCTGCTGACAACTCAGCAAGAGCGCCACCTAAGCTGTGTCCACAAATCAGCGTAGGTTTATCGAAATCAATATGCTTCTTTATCTTGCCCCAGACAGAGGCGTGAGCTGCGACAAAACCTGAATGGCATAGCCTGCCTGCATAAGGAACAGGAATTGCACTAAGATTAAACAACCAGTCGCGTAGCTGTTGAGTGCCGCGAAAACAAATAATGTCATTGTGTTTTCGTTTAACCACAAACGCAGTGGTAGAGGTAAGTCTTGATTCTATCTTTATGGCGTTTTCTATCTCGTCTTCATAAGCCAAGGCCGCATACTTACAAGCATTTTCCAGTACATACCGCTCAGCTTTCGCCATATTAATTACTCATTGTCATTAAGTGGATTGTCTAGCATTTGTTGGATTCTACTTTCCAGATCGTCTCTTATCTCTCTTAGCTCTAGGTCTACGTCTCTAAGCGTATCGTTTACCCTCTCTTCTAAGGCATACACATCGTCTCTAAGCTCTCTAGTGGTATCTGCCACTGTATCCTCTGCTGTTCTGGCAATGCTCTCAGACTGCCTTACATCGACTTCTATAGTGTCTATTTGCTCATTAATATTTGCCAGCATACGCTGATTCTGGGCTTGCATAGCATCGGTTTCGTTTCTCAGTGAGTCTTCTACTGTATCAAGGATGCGCGACTGATCTGTGAGTCTTGATTCTAGGACCGCTAAAGCCTCATCGTAGCCGCTAAAGTCAGGGCTAACGTACTCAGTAATGGCGATCTCAGCATCAATTAAGCGCTGGTATACTTCAAAGCCGCCCCACATAGACCCACCAATCGCCCCCAAAAGAGGAACTATAAGGAGTATCTTGCTGCCGCTTATTGTAGCTCCGCCAAACTCTAGTTCTGTCTTATCGTTCATACTGTTGTCCTACCAAGTCCTGAAAGCGCTGTGCGCCCTGTCCTTGCAAGGCTCTTACATTTCCATCTACAGGGGCGTTGCCCCCGTATATTTCTCTGGACTGATACCACTGCTGCTGATCAATCAAGTCTATGTTGTACGCCTCTACGCCTTCAACTCTGCCCATCAGGAGAATGGTTAAAGACTGATCGTCAAATCCACCAGAGTCCTGCATTCCCTCTAACTGCGAATCTTGAGCTTGCTCAATCTCTGCGCTGGTCATAGTCTGAATAGCGTTCTCAGCCCTACGAACAGTCTGCTGCTCTTCTACACTAGGAGGAGCAACATCAAATTGCCCAAAGTCTGGAGCCTGTTGGCTTAGAAACTGACCGACACTCTGACCTGCGCCTAGCGCATCGTTAAAGTCTTGCTCAAACTGCATCTGCTGGGCTGAATCGCCTAAATCTTGTGTAGCTTCTAGCTCTTCAGACTCTTCTGTTTCTTCCATCTGTACACTAGCAGTCTGGGTAATGATCTCTTGTTCTACTGTCTGAACATCAAAAAAGCCCGTATCTACCTGCTGAATAACCTGTTGCTGCTGTTGTTGTGCTTGTTGGACTTCCTGCTGTTGTACTTCTTCCCGTCTGACTTCCTGCATAGCAAGCTGTACATTGCTTGTATCACCGTAAACCGCGTCTATCTCTGCCACCGCAGTAGAGGCAGCTTGTTCTGTTACCTGTAGTAGCTCAGATTTAATGTCTAACGTATCAACGGTAAAATTGCTTTGAGTAGTGCTGACAATGCCTACACCGCCATAGTTAAAAGACATATCCACCGATTCAGAGCTAGTAAAAGAACTTTGGTTTTCCATTGTGCTTTGCGAGTTGAAAGAGCTTTGAGCGGCAAAAGCGCTAGTCTGGGCTACAATGTTTAAAGCAAGCCCAGTAACATCAAGGGGTGAGGCCGTAGGTTCAATTATTACTGCTACCTCTTCTACTTCCTCAATAACTTCTTCTTCAATGATCTCTTCTACTTCAGCAACTTCTACAACTTCGATAATTTCTTCTTCTATAACCTCTTCTACTTCTACAATCTCAATGATCTCTTCAGGTTCTTCAAATATTTCTTCTTCAAAGATTTCTTCGACTTCTTCAATAATCTCTACCACTTCAATCGGTTCTTCAAAGACCTCTTCAAACACCTCTTCTTCAAAGACCTCTACAATAACTTCTTCAAACACTTCCTCAAAAGTTTCTTCAAAAACCTCTTCTATCTCGTCAACTTCAATAACTTCCACAACCTCAATTACAGGTAAGTCACTAACTCCATCATTGTCAGTAAACCCAAAATCATCCCCGTAAAAAACATCATTACTAGCCACAACAACAACAGTATCTTCCCAAGAATCGTCTTCATCGTAGCCGTCTAAGTCATAACCGTAAAAATCTTCTTCGTTATAACCAAGCGCGTTATCGTCATAGCCTAAAGAGACAATCGTGTTGGTGTCTGTAGTGTCTGTGTAATCTACCCCGTCATCATCGTCATCAACAAAGTAATAGTCAGTTACGTCATCCCCATCCACAACGTCAGTGTATTCATCTGTTGCGTTTGCAGTAAGAACAGTATCCCAGTACCCAGAGCAAGACACATCATAACTAGCATCTGCCGCGCACTGTTGTGCTGTGTATGCTGCCTCATACCCAGTGCATTGGGAGCTATACAAAGCGTTAGCGTCACACTGCTGCGTTAAGTAAGCCGCATCGTAGTTGCTACAAGAGGTGCTAAACAACCCGCTGCTATTGCACTGGCTGGCAAAGCTGGCAGCGTAAAGGCTTCCCCCGTTCTCCAGAACAGCACCACCAAAAGTAGAATCCCATGAATCCCAAGTAGGATAAGCGTTGCTCTTGTCATAATATCTATAGGTTCTGTGTTCTGTGCTGCTGTTTTGTTCGCCAATCAATACATCATGGTTGGCAATATCCAATGCGCCATAGCGGTATTCATAGCTGTCGTTAGCCCACAAAATCGCTTCAAAGTTGTTGCTCCCTCTATGGTTCGGATAGCTGTACTCTTTCATGCCGTACCAGCCAAACACCACGTAATCACTAAAGGACTTAAACAGCATCTTGGAACTGTTATTACGAATTAAATCAGTCCAAAAGGGGTAAAGCGTTTGATCCCTGTAAGGCAGAGGCTGCGGAGTGTAATCGTTACAATTAAGTCCGGTAAAGCTTACACAGCCGTTAGTGGACATCTTTGCCCGTGTGTAATTGGTTCCGTAAAAGTCAAAGTCAAAACCGAAATTAGGACTCCAGCCAGAGATACAATCATCACAGGCGTTCATGTTAGTAGTACCGGACATCCCTGACAGGTCAATTAGCGCTTGCCCACCCTCGTAAATATAAACACTGGGATCGCTAGTGCTTGCGCCATAAGCTGTAGAGCAAAACACCAAGGCTAATAACCACCTCATCTTCTGCCTCTGCTGCCGTAACGCCTGTACTGGTAGTTAGATTCTATTT